TCGCGAACTTTACGGATCTTTGTAGGATCAATTGGGCGTAGCTCAAGCAAACCATTTTTAGGATTCTTTTCATCGATAATTTTGTGATAGTATAAACGGCCATCAACATACCAACGACGGAAAATATCATGACCATACCAGTTTATATTCAACATATTTACAACATGATTGAATTCTTCTGTCATCATTTTCTTAATGCGATCAGGTTGATCTAGATCATCCATAATCAACGAGACAGGTGAAGATTCATCATCAGAAACAATAGCTTCGTTAACAATGTCTTCTACAGCAGCATCGCATTCTGTGTGATATGAGATATCACGATATTTAAGGATAAGCTCTTTTTCTGATTTTGTTTTATCACCATTAATATCGACATACTGTCCATAGTGGCCACCGGCATTAATTACATTGCCGATACCCTCATCTTCATCCATAGGAGCAACGAAGGAAGCACGCGCACGCTCTTGCTTCTCTTGATCCTTTCTTTTTATTTCAAAACCAAAAAAATCGGCCAATGTTATATCCTCTCATAATAGCAGAGGAGAATAATCCCCTCTGCTTATATTTATAGGTGTTAGGAAGTAGTATCTGATTCCCAATATTGAACCTGAAGTTCAACAGTGAACTCTTCGATGACATTTTCTGAATCGTACGATACGTCGATTGCAGCAATGTTAGTCGGGAAAGTCCCACGGAAATCATAACGCTTCACAGTTTCACCTGCTTTGTTTAACTGTTCTACAACCATGTCAGCCTGATAGTCGACTGGGTTTGTTAGACCAGTATTTGCATTATGCTGATTAATACCATTCATCCAACGTTCGAAAGCATTACGCGTTTCCATTTGAACGTCATTGATGATTGTCACTGACCAAGGTTCGAATGTACGATCGCCTGCAATTTGCAATTGACGTCCACGGAACGGGATTGTGATTGGTGCAATGATAGAGGCAGGTAGCTGAGCAGCTTTACACATAAATGATGCAAGCTCAACATTTGCTCCGGCATAACCAGGAAAGTTAAGTGTAGCTTTAAACAAGTTGGCACGAGCACCGCCACCTGTCAACTTGGATTTAAAGTCATCAACGCCTAAAATAGCCATATCTTATGTCTCCTTACTGACCGATGATCTCAGAGAATTCAACGCCGGTTCGTGTGGCAATGAAGTTCAATGTGATAAAGTTAATCGACCTAGCAGGCTTGATATAGATATCAGCCACGAAACGGTTACCATCAATAACGGCGCCAGTATTATTCGTTGCGTCACAAATGACAGCAAAGTCAGTAATACCTCGACGACCTTTTACATCTCGTAAGAACGGTTCAACTAGGTTGCGGAATTGAGCTCGTGTAAACTCATCATTAAATTCAAATAACTGGAATTTAGCAGCTGTTGCAACAGCTTTTTCCAATGTAATGAACAAACGACGTACATTGATTCGATCAAATGCACTTGGTTTTGATTGAGCAGTTTTGTCACCAAACAATACGATACCTTCACCAGGGAAGCTAACGATTGGGTTGACTCGAGCTTTATATAGATCGTCACGTGCTGCTTTCTTAGGATTAAAAGCAATTTTAGTTACACCAAGGATTTGACCTCGTGTGAAACCAGCAGGTGAGAACCATGCATCAGCTACATTGTCTGTGTTTGCACATAGACCAGCGACTGCACCGGATGCAACAATCCAACGATATACATCATTATATTTGTCATATACGTATAGAGCAGTTGAATCGATTACTGCGTAAGAAGATGAAGTCAATGCATCAGCCCAGGCTTTTACGTCTGTTGCAGCTGTTGCGTTATTGACTGTTTCTGCAACTGCAGGGGAAACAAACGCCACACAGTCTTTTCGACCTTCGGCGATTGCAATCATGTAGTTTGCCATAGTCACATCGTCTGCGGCTGCAGTTTCAGGACCAATTAGCAAGTTTACATCAATAGTTTCAGCATCATCGAACAAGTCATATGCAGTAGATAGTTCGCCAACAGTTGCAGCATTATCATCTGTACCACCAGAAAGTGAAACAGTAAGAGCAGTTGAACCTGTTACGAATGCAGCACCAGCTGCACCATTTACCGCCGAACCGGCATCTGTAAGTGAAGATGCGTGAGCACCCCAACGAACATATGCTGATTGATTGTTGATTACGTTTGCGTAGTAATTATCTGTACCGTCATCAGCTTTAGCATTCGATGCTTGAGATACAAATGCGAATGTTTCAAGTACTGTACCAGCCGTACCAGTCCATGCACCATCCTGATCAACAACCGCGATATGCATTTCATCTGCAGTATCGCCGCTGTTATTAGATGAAAATGTTGATGTACCAGGAACTGAGTCAAAGCTACCTGCATATGCCCATCCAGCGAATGCTGTTGCATCGGCAGGACATACTGATACTTGCAATGAGTTACCTAGTAGGCCAGGAAAACGAGCAATAAATGTATCAGTAGCACCAGGTGTTACTGTGTCATAATGATCGTCGTTCTTTACTAGAATACCGGTACCAGAAGCTGTTGCGTTTAAATTACCAGTTTCTGCACGTACTACGCGCAGTGAGTTACCGTACTGCAAAAACTGTGCAGCAGGGTAAAAATATTTGTAGGTGTTATTGTCAGGTTTGCCAAACTTGTTAACTAGCTGTTGTTCTGAGCCTACCGTGGTAATCTCTTCAACTGGCCCCCACTGGAATGCACCAGCGATAGCTCCAATTGACGTAGATACGGCAGGAACAACATTAGTCAAGTCAACTTCTTTAACCTGCACACCAGGTGAGACTTGGAATGCCATGTATTTCCCCTTCATTGAGAATTAATAAGTTTTCATAATACGATGTTTTTCACTAGTATTATTTATAAATAATAGGATTTAGAAGAATGTCTCTTTCTGAACAAACCAGGTGTCACCACCTACTCTTTCAGTTTCAGGTTCATCATCTACTCCATCGTCAAATACACCAAACGGAACTAAATCATCTTCAATTAGCTTTTGCTGTTCTGCATAAAGCATACTTTTAGTATCAATGTCTGTCATCTCACCAAAGAATGGAGTGACAGCAAACCAACCAAAGAGCACTAAATTCATCATAAGATCGTCGTGATTATTATCGGATGCCTCATAAGAAGCACCTTTTGCTACAAACGTTGACATTTCTATGATTGTGTCTTGGTCAACAATATTAATCTTATTTTGTTCTACAAGATCTTTAATATTTGAACAGCCAATACGTTTAACTTTACGAGTCATAGTAACACCAATTGAATTGGCTTTAATCATAGACTCAACAAATACATTTTCATATTCTAAATCATAATACAATCCATTACATACCACTGACCCTTGGTCGTTTGACTCAATAATAACATAAGCGTCATTATAAGTCTTTGCGTATTTATATATAATGTCCGGCAGAAGCAGCGGTGAGATCATATTATCTCTATAAACTGCAACTTGCTGGAACGGTTTAGCTGATACATCAATAATATTAAACGTTGAATAGTCCATTCCTCTACCCTTTGCCACATCGACAAAGATCATATAGTCATGCTTTTCTTCTGGTTTAACATATACTTTCACATTGTTTTGTGTAAATATAGGATTCTGTGCCTTTAATGAAAGCAGCGTATCACCTGATATCAGAGTATTGCCAGTGCCGTGGAAGGTATTACCAAATTCTTGGTTAAACTGTAACTCTGATGTATTTGCAATTGTTTGTTTCTTCCAGTTCTCATCACGACCTGGAACATCCCACCAATCTACACGAAATGGTTTAAATTCGTTTGTGCTTTGTACAGCACCTTCCCAAAGCTTATGGTAGATGTTACCTAAACCATTCGCAGTAGAAGTAATAATTACTTTTGTGGATTTACCTGACGACACAACAGGGTATGTTGAAGTGTAAAACTCTGCGGCATTTTCAACGAAAGCAAACTCGTCGAGGAATAGGAGATTGACAGACATGCCTCGTATGGACGATCCTGAAGTAGCAGCAGCGATGATACGGCTATTATTAGAAAACTCAATGGAACCCTTATTTAATGCTTTACATCCAGGTTGTAGAAAGAAGGGTAGGTTTTCAAGCATCAATGTAATACGAGCTAGCATCTCACGCGCAGTTGCACCTTTGTTTGCTAGAATCGCAATAGTCTGTTCTGGATGAAACAGAGCATACCATAACAAGTATCCCACCGATGAGATAGACTTACCTGACTGACGACAGGCAAGTACAATAGAAAATCTGTTATCATTAAAATGATTGAACATTTTTTCTTGATATGGATATAGTGCGAATGGTACAAGTCCGTGATCTAGATGCACGACTTTAAGATAGGTTGATGCAAAATATACCGGGTCTCGTAAACACCTAGTGTATTCTGTAACCTGTTCTTGTGACCATGCTTCTTGTACTCCGTCTCTTTTAACGTTCGGATTACCTAAGTAGCCGAGTTCGTTATTCTTTAGAGTCGCCATCAATTACTTTCATTTTTTCCAATAGTTTGCGCTGAAGATCTGAGGTAGATCCAACAAACACGTTATTCTGTGTCATGCCACCAGGTAACATGGGTGCATCCCTGTCTACTTTTTCGACCTCTTTCTTCTTCTTTTGCAATTCCATTAGGCGATCTGCAATCTCTGCATTCTGCTTCATCATATTAGATAGTACTTCAAAGGCCCGCGGATGCTCAGAGTCTCGTGCTAGTTCAAGCATAAGTTCTATAGCTTCGTCACCTTTCTCGGCTAGATTATAATATTTAGATCTAGCATAATCATAATCATCTTTTACATCATTCAT